CAAAAAAGGTGATAACACAGCTATGATTTTCTTTTTGAAGTGCAACGGTTGGAAGGAAAATTCAGAAACCACTATTAAGATTGATACTGAAAGAAATGTACAGCAGTTATCAGATACAGAATTGTTTGAGATTGTAGAGAATTCTAAGAAAACATCATAAATGACCATAGATGAAGTAAAAGCTGAAATTATAAGACGTGCCGAAAATGAATTAAAAATCAGAGAGGCACGTAATAATTTATTGTCTTTTATTTCAGTTACTTACAAGGATTATAAAATTGGTTGGGTCCATCAAGAAATTTGTCAAACCTTAGACAATTTTTTAAAAGATTTAATTGATGGCAAAAGACCCCGTTTAATTATTACAATGCCTCCCCGCTCTGGAAAATCTGAAATAGTATCAAGACGTTTTCCTGCTTATTTCTTAGGCAAATATCCTGATTTATCTATTATATCGGTTAGTTATTCTGCAACATTGGCAGAAGATTTCTGCCGTGATGTGCAAAGAATTATTGATAGTGATGAATACAAGAAAATTTTTCCAGATACAAAACTGTCAGATAAAAAGGATAAAAACTATAAAAGAACATCAGATATTTTTGAAATCGTTGACCATAAAGGCGTTTACTGCTCTGCTGGCGTTGGTGGTGGTATCACAGGTAAAGGTTGCGATATTCTTATCATTGATGACCCTATCAAGAACAGACAAGAAGCAAATTCTGAAAATACACGCAAAAAAATATTTGATTGGTACTCATCTACTGCATATACAAGATTAAGTCCTATCGGTGGCGTGATAATGATGTGTACACGTTGGCATCTTGACGACCTTATCGGTAAAGTTTTAAACGATAAAAATCAAAAGCCATTTCACGTTATTTCATACCCTGCTATTGCAGAGCATGATGAGCCTCACAGAAAGCAAGGTGAAGCTCTACACCCTGAACGTTTTAGCCTTGAAATTTTAAACGAAATTAAATCTACTTTGTCAGCTTCTGATTGGCTCTCATTGTATCAGCAAAGACCTACACCAGAGGGTGGAGCTATTTTTGAAACTTCAAAACTAAGATATTATGATGAAAGCTCAGAGCCTAAGAGGTTTGATCAAATTGTAGGCTCCTGGGATATGACTTTTAAAGAGAATAAAACAAGCGATTTTGTCGTTGGTCAGTTGTGGGGCAGGAAAGGGGCAGAATTTTATTTGCTTGATATGGTCAGAGATAGAATGGACTTTGTTAAGACCTTAAAAGTTTTTATAAATTTTGCTAATAAGCATAAAAATTGTAACTGCTGGTTAGTGGAAGATAAGGCAAACGGCACGGCTATTATATCAACATTAAAGAAGCATATAAGTGGCATTATTCCTATTACACCAAAAGAAAGTAAACAAGAGAGAGCTTATGCAATTACTCCATATCTTGAGGCTGGTAATATATTTTTTCCTAAAAATCAAAAATTTACTAAAGACCTTGAAGAAGAAATGCTACAATTTCCAGCAGGTGCACACGATGACACAGTTGACAGCATGACACAAGCTCTTAATTATTTCAGAATGAAAAAGCGTGTTCAGATGTCAGAAAGCAACAAGATGTATTTATTAAGAGGTTTATTGAGATGACAGACAAAAAGAATAAAATGAATTATGAAGGCATTGAAATGTTTTTAACTGAAAGGGATTGCAAGAATTTTGACAGTTTAGAGAATGTGAAAAATAACTTTTCAATTCCTTTTACATCGGTCAAAAATGCAGACCATATAGCACAAATGAACGAAGACTTTGACAATGCAGGAGGCTTTGAAAGTCTTTTTAATACTTTAACAGAGCATAGTCTTGAGCTTGGTCAATATCCTATTACATCTTTTATCGGATATGGAGCTTTACAGCAGATATCACAAAATGGAATGGTTAGAGCTTGCGTATCAACTGTTGCAGATGATATTACCAGAAAGTGGATAACTATTAACTGCGATGATGCAGACAAATCTTTAAAATTACAAAATTTAATTGATAAAAAATACAAATTAAAAGAAGTTATCCATAATGCAGTTTTGAAAACTGGTTATCTTGGAGGCTGTTTAATTTATATAGATACAGGTTTTCAGAATGATCCAAATGACCCTTTAAATATCAGTAATCAGACAGCAGAATTAACACAGAACGCAAATTTAAAATTCAAAATTATTGATCCGTCAATTTCAACGCCTTTTAAATACAACTGTTTTAATCCACTAGCAGATGATTATTACAAGCCTACAAAGTGGGTTGTAAACGGCATCACAATTGATGCAAGTCGTTTACTTGTATGTTCAGAAAATGAGCCACCGTTATTATTAAAGCCAGCTTATAATTTCCTTGGTATTCCACAGGCACAAATTTTGTGGGACTATGTATTGCACTTTAACGAGTGCCGAACAGCAACACAAAGATTATTAAGCAAGATAGCATTATTAGTTGTCAAAACTGATATTGATGCTGTTTTTGAGAGTGAAAACGGCTTACAGAATTTTGATTTAAGAATGAAAGTGCTTGAAAAGTACAGAAATAATGATTCAGTTTATGTTTGTGACAAAGAAAGCGAAGATGTAAATAATATTCAGTCAACAATTACTGGCTGTACTGACATTGTGAGACAGTCATTAGAACTAATCGCTTGTATCAATCGCACTCCAGCAGTTAAGCTGTTAGGCATTTCACCTAGTGGCTTCAATGCTACTGGCGAAAGTGATGTTAAAAATTATTATGATTATATTTCATCAAAGCAAGAATTATATAGAGATGTAATCAATGAGTGCATCAAGTGTATTCAGTTAGCAGAGTTTGGCTATATTGATGAAAGTGTTAATTTTGATTTTGTAAACCTCAATGATGAGAATGAAGGCGTAAAAATCACTAATTTTGTTAATAAGGTTAATGCACTTGGTTCAATGCTTGACAGACAGGTTATAACTGCAAATGAGGTTAGAGAAATTATAAAAGCTGATGATACGCTTGATTTTTCAAAACTTGAAGGCGACATTGACGAAACAGATTATTCAGAGCTTTTTAATGGCGTGAATGAAAATGCAGAAATTTAAAACTGTTAGAGCTATTGAGCCAAACGCAGGGGCAAGAATGAGTTTAAGAAACAAGCTCATAAAATTAAATAAGGATTTTTCAGAGTTTGTTTTATTTTCTATGATGCAGGAGCTTGAGAAAGCTCAATATTTATCTGTATCAGATAGTTTTTTAACTCCAGCTCAAAAAAGAGTAATGACAGCGTTAAAAAATAGAGGTTTATCAGCTTTTAGAAAAAATCAAAACTTGGTAGGTTTTTTATCTGAGTATATTTCTAAAAATTCAGTAAAATGGACAAAGCTGTTAGAAACTGCAAGTGAAAAGATTTTAAACAAAGAGCTTGAAAAGATTGTAAAGTCAACTGCTACTGCTAACAAACAAGCATTTTTAAATGTGGGGTTTTCAAAAGAAAATTTAAAAGAGGGTGGACAACTTCCGACTGTATCAAGTCCTTTTATATCCCCAGAAGCACAGAAATTTATTCAGGAATTTAAAACTGAAAAGATATCAGATTTTGTGCAAATGAATATGACAACAGCAGATAATATC